GATTAAGGCAGCAGATAAGCAACCGCAACATGTCGGTTATATTATTTCAGTATGCAAGGGAATTGCTCATAAATTCAACTGCGAAGTCGAGGGTCGCATCGCTATCAAGGACAAGGAGACCGGTAAGGTTTGGAGGTGAATCCGTTGGAACAGACAATTCAGGAAACCAATGAGCAGAAAAAAGAATATCTTCGTAGCTACAGGGCAGCAGTCAAGCGTGAGGAACGTATTCTTGAAGATATCCAAGAGCTTCGGGCAAGCAAGGCGTTTCCGGCGGCGATATCGTATGACGGGATGCCAAAGGGCAGCAACCAATCTGACCTGTCTGATTACATAGAAACGCTTGACCGAATGATTGAAAGCCTTAAGGCCGAGCGACTGGAAAAGATTAAGCGCCGGGAGAAGATTGAGAAGCTTATCAAAGACATGCAGGATGATAACGAAAGAGAGGTCTTGAGGCTCAGATATATTGACGGAAAGAAGTGGGAAGAAATCTGCATCGAGATGGGATATAGTTGGAGGCAGATACATTATATTCATAGCAGAGCTTTGTATAATTTAAAGATTGCATAGCATTGCACACTAAATATCTGATATAATTACAATGTCAAGAGATGCAAGAACACAGCCCATCGAAGTTTGACATTTGATTCCTCTCTTATTTTTTGACAAGGACGCTCTATAGAAATATAGGGTGTTTTTGTTTTATGGAAAGGCGAAATATGTTTGATTATTACGGCAGCAGATGGAAGCAAAAAAGAAGAAAAATATTGAGACTTGACGGATACAAATGCAGGGTCGCAGCGATGTACGGACGCACGGAAGAAGCGAGTGTTGTCCATCACATTTACCCAGCAGATGAATATCCACAATATGCATGGTGTGACTGGAATTTGATATCAGTGAGCCTGGCGACACATAATAAATTGGAGAACAGGTCAACCGGAGAATTGACAGACCTCGGATTATTCCTTCAAAAAATAACCAAGCCGGGAGTTGATTGGCGGAAGATGAGGCGATAATCCCCCCTCCCCAAGATGTACGGAAAGTGCGGTGCTCTACTGGGCGAGGGTAGGTTTTTCCAACTCTAGGAACAAAACGAAGAAAGGGAGTGTGCCCGATGGATAGCGCAAGGCAGCGAAAAAGCAAAATTACAAAAAAATATAAAGAAACTGTCGAGAACATGAAAAACGTCGGCACATTTCGAGCAGAGTTTGATAGCTCTGTCAGAAGATATGCCGAACTGTCGGTGCAATACGATGCACTGAGCGGCCAGTGGTATGATGGTGGTTGTCAAATTACGGAAAGCTATACAAATAAGGCCGGTGCTACAAATCAGAGAAAGACGGCGCTGTATTTGGCTTTGGAAAATTTAAGGCGAGAATTGATTGAGCTGGAAAATGTTTTTGGATTGACACCAAAAGGCCTAAAGCAGATTCGGGCAAAGAGCCTTGAGCCGAAAAAAGAAAGCACGCTTGAAAAAATGCTGGGTGATTCCGGATGAGTAACTATAGAAATTGGAATACTGTGTTTGATTATGCGAATGATTGCATCAGCGGAAAGCGTGTGGCGAATAAATATAGGATTAAGGCCTGCGAGCGTTTTTTGAAAGATTTGGAAAATCCGGATTATGAATTTATTCCGGATGATGCGGAGTTTGTCATCAGGATTATCGAAAGCACGATATGCCACCGACAGGGCGAAGATAGAGAAGGTATTCCGCTGAGGGGAAGGCCTTTTTTATTAATGCCTTTTCATAAATTTATTATTTACAATTTGCTTGGCTTTAAAATTAAAGGCACGAAAATCAATAGATTTCACGAGTGCCTTATTTTTATACCGCGAAAAAATGTAAAGACATCTTTTGCCGGGGCGCTATCATATGCGCTCGGACTTTTGTATCGAATGTCCGGAACAAAAATTTATGTTGTAGCGGCTGCCTTGAAGCAGACGTTAGAGACGTTTGGATTCGTCAACTATAATATCCGGAACATGGGTGAACTGGACGAAGATGGCGGACATTTTCATGTTATAGATAATAATAACGAGCACTCCATCAAGGCTGAATTTGGTGGCGGCATGATTGAATTAAATGCCCTTGCAGCGAATCCGGATGCACAAGATTCATTCAACTGCAATATCGCTATCGCCGACGAGATTCATGCTTTTAAAAAACCGAAGCAATACAATCTTTTTAAAGAGGCGATGAAGGCTTATCGAAATAAATTAATGATTGGAATATCTACAGCCGGAGACGACCCGAACGGATTCCTTGCTCAGAAAGTAACTTACTGCAAAAAGGTTCTTGACGGACAAATAAAGGATGAACAGTATTTTATATTTATTTGCGAAGCAGACCCGTCCATCAATGAGGACGGAAAAGAATATTACGATTTCACGAATCCAAAAATCCATGAAATGGCGAACCCTGCTTATGGTGAATCTGTTCAAGGCGAGGATTTAATGAATGATGCGATGCAAGCGCTGAATGACCCTCAGATGCGAAAAGATTTTTTTGCGAAGTCGTTGAATGTATTTACATCGGCGATGGATGCTTATTTCGACATGGCGATTATCAGGTCGTCGGACGCGAAATATAACTGGACTTTGGCGGAACTTGCGAAGCTTCCGATTAAGTGGTATGGCGGCGCTGACTTATCGAAAATGCATGACCTTACAGGGGCAGCGCTTCATGGCCGATACAGAGGAGTCGATATTGCTATCACTCATGCGTTTATACCGGTGAATGTAGCACATCAAAAAGCTGATGAAGATAATATCCCATTCTTTTGGTGGGAAGAACAAGGCTGGCTAACGATGTGCAATTCGGCGACGATTGAATATGAGGATGTCGTTAAGTGGTTTATACAGATGCGGCAGATGGGATTTAGGATTAAGTGGATTGGATATGACAGGAGATACAGCCGCGAATTTGTTTTGAAAGCAAAGAAATCCGGATTCAAGGTGAGGGACCAGTCTCAAAGATATGTCGAAAAAACCGAGGCTTTCAGAGAAATTGAAAACAAATATATCCAACTGAAATTTTATTACGTCCACAATATGGCTTACGAATATTGCATAGAAAATGTCAAGGCAATTGAGGATTCCGATGATTTTGTACGATTTGAAAAAATTCAGCCGGATAGGCGCATTGACTTGTTTGACGCGGATGTTATAGCAGCGAAGCAAATGCTTATAGACATAGAGCGCGCGCAAAAGACGGACGGATGGTTTGGAGGAAATAAAAAGGAGGTAGAGTCCAATGAGTAAGAAAAAGAAAGAAAAAAGAAAAACCCGGGCAGAGCCGCAAGGCACATCATGGCTGATTTCGGACGAAGCGTATTCAACACTTTGCTGCGCCGGATATACAAGGCTGAGTGATAATCCGGAGATTCAGGCAGCAGTCAATAAGATATGTGACTTGATATCTTCGATGACGATTTACTTGATGGAGAATACGGACTCAGGCGATGTTCGAATCCATGACGGGATATCGAAAAAAGTTGACATTGACCCAAACCCATATATGACAAGAAAGACATTCATATCGGCCATTGTCCGGACGCTGCTTCTTGAAGGTGACGGAAATTGCGCGGTTATTCCCAAGACTGTTGATGGTTATCTGCAATCACTGCTTCCTGTTCCGCCAAGCCGAGTAGGGTATATTGAAAACGGAAATGGGTACAACATCTTAATTGACGGGCAACCACATGACCCGAGTGAGCTTTTGCATTTTGTAATTAATCCATCGCCGGAACATCCTTATTTCGGGACAGGGTATAGGGTGACGCTTAAAGATATTGCAAATAACTTAAAACAAGCTGCCAAAACAAAGAAGGGATTTCTTGAATCAAAGTGGAAGCCGCCGGTCATTGTCAAGGTTGATGCGAACTCTGATGAGATGGCAAGCCCTTCCGGCAGAAAAAATATCTTAAAAGATTATATCGAGACGACTGAGGCCGGTGAGCCTTGGGTGATTCCGGCAGAGCAATTTGACGTTATCAGCGTTAAGCCGCTGTCACTTAATGATTTGGCGTTGGTTGATGGCGTGACACTTGATAAGAAGTCGGTTGCTGCGATATTGGACGTTCCGTCATTTATCGTTGGTGCCGGAGAATTTAGTGAAAAGGAATGGAATAATTTTGTCAATACAAGAATCCGACCGTTGTGCAATGCACTTGAGCAGGAGTTGACGAAGAAAATACTACTTAGTCCATTGCGATATTTTAAATTCAACGCGAGAAGTTTATACAGCTATGATATTGAAAAGCTCGCGAATGTCGGGGCAAATTTATATACCCGTGGAATCATGACTGGAAACGAGGTAAGAGATTGGACGGACCAGTCGCCGAGGGACGGGCTGGACGAATTGATTATCTTAGAAAACTATATCCCGCAAGGCATGATTGGAGACCAAAAAAAATTAAACAAGGAAGAAGGTGAGTGATGTGGCTGATAGAAAAGGGATGCAACTAAGAAGTATACAGCCGAAGTTTAGCACGCGCGCGGCGGATGACAAAAAGTATATCTGTTGCTACTTTGCACGATTTGACGATGCTTATGAGCTCTGGGATGGCGCAAGCGAAGTGATTGACCCTCACGCATTTGACGATGCGTTAAATGATGATATCAGATGCCTTGTAGACCATGAGACGTGGCTAGTGCTTGGAAGAACAGAATCCGGAACGTTGACGCTTAAAGTGGATGATGTTGGTTTGTATGGAGAAGTCCTTATTAACGAAAATGACCAAGATGCAG